CTAAAATATTAGAATGAGCGAAAGAAAAAAATAAACTTTTAAAAGAAAGATTACCTTTAATTCAACAAGTTAGTAATGATAAACCTAATCAATATACTTCCCGTCATTGGGATGAACCTAATCCTATTGCTCATTTGAGAATGAATGATCGTACCATTGATGGTAAAAAGTCATTACACTTGGAAGAAATACAAAGTGACTGGCATCAGCAAGGGAGGGATAAGGGTTATAAGTCTAAATTAAAACCTGAAGATATAGAAGTAAAATTTATTAAAGGTAATCCACCTGAAGGTGCTGATCCTAGAAATTATCCGGGTTATTGGGAAAGTTTTGATAAACAAGGTAATATGATTAGTCGTCATGGTGGTAATAGACCTGAAGATGTTGTTAGACAAGAGGCTATTACATTACGTTCTAAAGAAGGTGTACCAGACGCACCATTCAAGAAAACTTGGCATGAATTAGCTTTAAAACGAGCTATTCGTGAAGCTGCTGAAAATGGTTATGAAAGATTGTCTTGGACACCGGGGGAGGCACAGGCTGCTAGATATGATTTAAGTAAACAGATTAATTTGTTATCTGGTATGAAAGAACCTAATGGTAAATATAATATTTATTTAGAAGGTAAAGATGGTAGACCTTTATTTAGCGATCAAAATGGTTTTAGTTATAATGGTCAAAAATCTGTAACTGTTGAAGAATTAGAAAATTTAGTTGGTAAAGAAGTTGCTAAAAAAATTACAGAAGGTAAACCCAATAAAGAAGGTTGGGTTGATGTTAGAGATAAAGATTTAAAAATTGGTGGTGAAGGAATGAAAGGTTTTTATGACCAAATAATTCCTAAGTCAGTTGAGAAGATTGCTAAAGAGTTTGGAGTAAAGGTAAAAAAAGACAACTTACCTGTTAATGAAAAACAAATTGAAAAATTATGGAAAGAATTTGAAAATACCAAACCTGATGAAATAGCAACTAAAGAACATAAAAAAGATTGGGATGAAATGGTTGAAGCACGTCGCAGGCTTCAACCTTTAATAGATGATCGTAACCGTGAATTAAATAATGTTGAATATGAAATAGTTAAAAAAGATTGGGATGAAATAAATAAAGCTTTAGATCAAATACATGAACAAATGGTTGAAGATACATTAAGACGCAAAGAAAAAGAATTAAAAGGTGAATCAATCTTTTACATAGACATTCCACCTTCAATGCGTCAATCTATTGTGGGCAAAGGTTTTCCTCTTTTCTCTCAAACACCAACACTCACACCTATAGATTTTGAACCTGAATTTGAAGAAGAAATAAAATGAGCAAATTAAAATTAAAACCATACAAGTCAGAATTATATACACCTTCACAGGGTATGATTGAAAAAATTGCTGGTGAGCTTGCGGCAGTCTGGTTTGAAGCTGCATTATCATCTGGATTAAAAGATGACAAGTATGGTAAAAATCCAAGACGATTTGCTAAGAAGAATTTGGAAAAATTTATTCCATATGCAGTTAAACATTGTTTTGAAATATTAAATAATCCGAATACCCCACAAGATCAAAAGATGATGATTTATGATGAATTGATGCGACGTGTTAATGATCCTGAAGCAAGGTCTTTGTTTCCATCGAACACAGAAGCAGATAAACCACTCAATTTCAATTTACCTGATGATTTTATTGAAAAGAATTTACCCCATTTATTGGACAAGCCAAAGGCACATTGATATGTCACATCATTTAAAATCAGAAAGAAAGGCTATGAAAAATAAATTATCGGCTGTTGTTACAAAGCCTGTTCCGGTCAAGATTGTTAGTGAGGCTGCTAATACTCCTAAGCTTGATAAAGATTATAAAGATCGTGAACGTAAATGGCAGGCTGAAGATGATTTGAGAACATTACAACGTGCTGCTGAAATTAAAGCAGACCGTGAACGTATGAAGTATGCTAAGAAATGTGCTAATGACCAAATTAAAGCTTTACAAAAAGTGAAATAATGTTTTATCATTTAAAAGACTACAAAGAAAAAACATTAGATGAATTGAAAGCTGGTCTTTCAGCTATAAATTCTTCTATTGAAAAATGGAATGAGAGAATAGCTGAAGCTAAAAAAGATCATCGTTACAAACAAAAATTTAAAAATCAACCACCACCTAATGTTAATCCAGCGTTGTTAGAGTTAAAACAAAATATAGAAACTGAAATAAAGGAAAGAGAAAATGGCTGAAGAAGATAAGAAAACACCAGCACAATTAGAGCGTGAAAAGATTGAAGTTACAGCATCGGAAAATAAAATTACCGATGAAGAAGATAATGAAAATGAGACTGAAGAAAACAATGAAGAAGAAACTGAAGAAAAAGTTGAGGAAGAAATTAAAGAAGAAGATAATAAAAAATCTGAAGAAGATAATGAAGAAGATGAAGTTAAAGAAGAAGATGATCCTGAAAAATTAAAGAAAACAATTGAACGCTTAAAGCGTCGAATTAGTACTAAATCTAGTTCTGAAAAAGAATTAAAAGAACAGTTGGTTGAAATTCAATCTAAATTAAAAAAGATTGAAGAAGATGGTGCGAGTACATTAACTGAAGAAGATGTTAAAACTCGTGCTGCAAAAGAAGCTGAAGCCATAGTTGCTCAAAGAGAATTTGATAATGCTTGTAATCGTTTGGCTGAAGAAGCTGAAAAGATTGACAAGAATTTTACAAGTAAGGTTGTAGAGCTAGGAGAAGATTACGGTAAAATTCCTCCGGTTATGATTGACATATTAGATGATATTAAAACAGGTGGTGCTGTTCTTAATTATCTTTGTGACAATCCAGAAGAATATGAAAAGATACGAGTTATGAAGCCCGGTAGAATGGCTACAAAACTCACTGAAATTTCCGAACAATTAAAACCTAAGAAAGCAGTCAAAGAAATATCCAAGGTTCCTGATCCAATTAAACCAGTTAAACAAGGTAGTGGTTCTGAAAATGGAGTAATTACTATAACTGGTAAAGAAGATATGAAAGAGTTTGTAAGAAAAAGAGAAGAACAAATAGCTAGAAAACGTGGTGTTAGATAGAAAGGTAGGTGATTTTGTTAGGGATGAAAAACAATGAGAATTTACCTATAGTTGGTCCTGTAGAAAGCTTTTAATCGGCCCCGGCTAATAACCGGGGCCGAATTATTTTTAAAACCCTATTGCAATCTAAAAGTTTCTATGTACTAAATATGGTATTCGCCGCCTTAGCCCGGTACATAATAGGCTCCGTAAGTTTAAAGTCGTCTAGCGGACTATAAACGCTTTGAAAGCTGTATTTGCCGCTTCAGCAACGGTTTCACCTATTTCATAACCTAATTATTGCATCTTTTTTATAGGTATTAACCATATGGCTAATCAATTACTTACCATTGATATGATTACGCGCGAAGCTGTGCGTTTATTTAAAAACTCCAATCTTTTTATTCAAAATATTGATACACAGTATGATAGCGCATTTGCTATTGACGGTGCAAAGATTGGTAGCTCTTTACGCATTCGCTTGCCAAACGATTATGTTGTCTCTGAAGGTCCGGCCCTTCAGATGCAAAATACCAATGAACAGTACACAACACTTACAATTGATACATATTTAACAATTGGTGTGCCGTTCACTTCTGCTGAACGTACTCTTGATATTGATGATTATTCGGAGCGTGTTATGGCTCCAATTATCAATAACATTGCTGGTAAAGGTGCCCAACGTGTTATGACAAAGGCTGCAAAGAATGCAGCTAACTTTATTTCTAACAAGAATGGTAATCCAGCTTTGAATGCTGTTTCTGCTGATGGAGCTATTATTTCTCCAACTTCTGAAACATTCTTGTTAGCTAATGCTATCTTAGATAACAATTCTGAACCTTCAATGCAACGTCGCGTTGTTAATGATCCTATTACTGATGCTCGTACTACTACTTCCTTACAAGGCTTGCTCAATCCAGCTACTACCATTTCTGCACAATATACTTCTGGTATGATGAAGAATGGTCTTGGTTACGAAAAGTGGTTCCGTGACCAAACTGTTGTGAAGCATACAACTGGTACATTTAGTGCTGGTGGTACTATCAATGGTGCTGACCAAGAAACTACACCATCGGGTGGTAACATCACTGTTGCGGCAATTACTGGTACATTGAAGCAAGGTGATGTTGTTACAATTGAAGGTGTTAATGCTGTTAACTATGTTACAAAGGAAAATCTTGGTGAGTTGCGCCAGTTTGTTGTGACTGCTGATGTTGCAACAGGTGCTACTACCATTCCACTTTTCCCCGGCTTAATTCCCGGTAATGCTGATGGTACTGATAATCAGTATCAGACTGTTGTTTCTTCACCTGATGATGGTGCCCAAGTTAAGTTGGTTACACAGTCTGGTGAAACATATCGCCGTTCTTTGGCATATGCTCAAAAGGCTATTACAATGGCTACAGCGGACCTTGTTATTCCGCGAAAGGCTGTTGAAGAAGCTGCACGCGCAAACTACGATGGTATCTCTATGCGCGTGTTAACTGACTACTTACCTGCTACTGACCAATTGGTTACTCGTACTGACTTATTGTTTGGTTCTCTCACTGTTAGACCACAATGGGTTTGTTCGATAGCAGATAAGATATAACTATAACGGTGCCTATAAGACCATAGGGGAGCAATCCCCTATGGTTTATTTGTATGAAAGGAAATTTAAATGGAACACAAAATAGATAAACAAACAAAAAATGAATATGGTTTACCAATCTATCCAAGACTGATTACTAATAAAGATGGTCAACGTGTTAGAGTTTTTAATGTTGAACATGAAATGATGGAAAAGGGTTTGGAGATTAAAGTTAAGCCAAAAGAAAAAGAAAAAGAGCCTGAAGTTAAGAAAGAAAATGGTTGGTCTTAATGACTACTGCCCGTGATTTTATAACTTTAGCTCTTAAAGAAGCTGGTGTTACTGGTGTTGGTCAAACACCATTAGCTGAAGATATAAATGATGGGTTTACTTATTTGTCTCGTATGCTTTTACAATGGCAAAAGAGACGATGGTTAGTACCCGGTCTTACTCATATTTCAATGCCGGGTAATAATGAAAGATCAAATAAAATTGGTCCCGGTCAATACTACAATGCTATTCGTCCAAGTGAAATTAAAGCAGCTTGGTTCACACAAAATAATGTGGGTAATCAGAACCAAGTAAGTTTTAATTTAGTTAGAATTTGGTCATATGAAGATTATTCTAGATTAGCATTAAAACAATTAAATACTTGGCCTCAAGCATTTTTCTATGACAATGCTTTTCCATATGGAAATGTTTATGTATGGCCTATTCCATCTTCAGCATATACAATAAATTTAGTAACTCAATTACCAATTGGGTTTAATACAGCTATTGCTGAAGGTGAAATAACTGATGCTGGTTCTGCTTATACAAACGGAACATATGATGCTGTTGATTTAACAGGTGGTAGTGAAGGTGCTTCGGGTGCTACAGCAACTATAACAATTGCTGGTGGAGAAGTTACCGATGTTACGATTGTTGACGGGGGGAATGGTTATAATATTAATGATAACTTATCTGTTGATGCTGCTGATGTTGGTGGTACTGGTACAGGCTTCACGTTTAATATCACTAATACAACAGGTAGTCTTGACAGTGTATTTAATATGCCGGGAGAATATGAAGAAGCTATACACAGTAATTTGGTCATAAGATTGTGTGCTGGTTATAATAAACCAACAAATCCTACTACTGTTGCTATAGCTAAAGTTGGTTTAAATACAATTAAAAAGGCTAACACTCAAATACCCACATTATTTATGCCTCCAGCTTTAAGAGGACCACAAGGGTTTAATATTTACAATCCTGATGGTGGTAATATTAATTAATGCGTGTAGAGCTTTTAGGTAAACCTTATACTGGAAAAAGTGTTATTGCTTCTGGTCAGGAAGCAATAAATTTGTATGCTGAAAACAATGCGGGTGATCCGCAAGCACCAGTTAGAGTTACCTATTATCCTACTCCCGGTTGGTCAACATATGTAAATTCTTTATTAGAGCTTCCAACTAGAGCCGCATATAGGACAAGTATTGGTACTGGATATGTTGTAATAGGTTCTAATTTTTATTTTTTAACTGATATTCAAACTTTAGTTTTGATAGGATTTGTTGCAGATAGACCATCACAAGTAATAATGTCTGACAATGGACTAGTAACTGTTTTAACCGATGGTGTTAATGGTTATGTAGTCGATATGTTAACTAATGACTTTGCACAAATACTTGATCCTAATTTTTATGGTGCCAGTTATAATACATTTTTAGATACGTTCTTTATATTTAATAGACCGGAAACAAATCAATTTTATATAACTGGTTCTATGGTCAATTTTGCAATGCTTAGTAATAGCGGCATTGTAGATGGTACTATTTCAAATGCTGGTGCTGGTTACACTCCCGGTACATATACTGATGTTCCTTTAACTGGTGGTACTGGTGAAGATGCTACTGCTGATATAACTGTTGGTGGTGGTGGAACAGTTACAGTTGTCAGTATATTTGAAGGTGGTCAAAACTATACTGTAGGTGACGTGTTATCAGCTAATGCTGCTGATATAGGAGGTACGGGTGCAGGATTTACATTTACTGTTGATGAAATGCAAACCGCGTTTGATCCATTGGACATTGCTGCAAAAAGTGGCTCTGCTGATCCTATTGTCGCTTTGGCTGCTGTTCACAAAGAGCTTTGGTTAATTGGTGAATTAACTGCTGAAATTTGGATTGGTACGGGTGCTGCTGATTTTTATTTCCAGCAACAGCAAGGTGCATACATAGATCATGGTTGTGCTGCTGAATATTCATTAGCCTATCAAGACATTCTTTTATTCTGGTTGATGCAGGATAAACAAGGTAAATGTATTGTTGTTCAAGGTGGTGGATATGAAGTTAAAGAAATTTCCACTCCTAGATTGACAAGTTTATTTTCTAACTATGAACGTGTAGATGATGCAATAGGCTGCTGCTTCCAAATTGAAAGTCATGCATTTTATTGTTTGATTTTTCCAACTGCTAACAAAACTTGGTTGTATGATTTAAAAACACAAACTTGGACAGAATGGGCTTGGACTGATCCAGACACAGGTGATTTAAATAGACATAGAATTAATTGTTGTATGTTTGCTTATGGTAAAAATTTAATTGGTGATTGGGAAAGTGGTAAAATATTAGAATTAGATGCTGATTTATATACTGATGGTGACGGTCCTATAACTCGTGTTCGCACCTTTATGCATATGTTGGAAGAAGGTCATAGAATTACATACGATCAATTTATTGCTGATATGGAATGTGGTACTAGTGTTCAAACTAGTGAAGATGACCCTGATCCAGTTGTTAATTTAAGTTGGTCTGACAATCGTGGTGTTACATTTGGTAATAAGGTTCCGCAAACATTAGGTCGTCAAGGTGAATATTTAGCTCAACCGTCTTGGAATAGGTTGGGAATGGCTAGGGACCGTGTTTTTAAGTTAGAATGGTCCGCAAATATGAAAACGGCTCTTAACGGTGCATGGGTTGACAGTACCCCACATTGGTCATGACAACACCTTTACCTAATATTAATTCTCCATTGGCAAAGGTTACAGTTATCGTCAATGGTAAACCATTAAAAGGTGAAGCATTTATAGTTTGGCCTTGGAATAGTTTTTTACAACAGTTTGTTCAAGCACCACCCCATGTTTTACCTATAACTTTAACAGGTTCACCTTTTTCAATTACTCCTAATGGTCACGGTACTTTAATTATAATTGGTGGAACCATATCAGATATAATTCTTACTCGTGGTACTGTTGATATTGATTTAACAGGACAAACTATAATTCCAATTCGCATTAACGATATGGTCACAGTTACTTATTCTGTAGAACCAACATTACAATTTTTACCGGATTAATGTGGGTATGTTTGAAATAAAACAAGAAAGTTTTATTAAGAATAGACCACATTTGGAGATACTTTTTGAATTTCATTATAAAGAAGTATCAAGGCATTTTAAACAAAATATACCATTAGACCCTGATTGGGAACGGTATGAAGAATTTGAAAATAATAATGCTTTGGTGTTTTTGGCTTTGCGTTTTAATGGTTATTTGGTTGGTTATTTCAACGGTGTGGTCAATAGGTCATTACATTATAAACGCTGTACTCAATTAACTACTGACCTAATTTATGTCCATCGTCCTTTTCGCGGTCGAATGTTAGATAATAGGACTGGTGCAGATTTATTAATTGAAAAAGCTAAAGAAATTGCTAAGATGCGTGAATGTTCTGCATTTGATTGCAATTTCAAGTTTGCTCGTTCTACCCACATGAAGCGATTATTAGAACGACATGATTTTGAACCTTTTGATGCTCATTACATTTGTTGGTTATAAAAATGTTTTTATGGCAACGCTGCTTATTAAATAATGTACCTAAAGCTGGTGTAGCAATTTTAGGTGCTGCTGTAGTTGGTGGTGCTGCAACAGCATATGGTGCCAAGAAAGCTGCTGATGCTCAACGTGATGCGGCTGCTAGGGCACAAGATACACAAATGCAAATGTATGAACGTACTAGAGCGGACCTTGCACCATATAGAGAATTAGGAACAAAGTATTCTAAAGAATTAGATGAAAGAATGCCGTTCTTAACTTCTCCAATTGAATTTACACAGGAAGCTATTGAAGCCACTCCCGGTTATAAAATTCAAAAGAGACTTGGTGAAAAGGCTGTTCAAAACGCTGCTGCTAAACGTGGTCTTGGTGTTTCTGGTGCAGCATTGCGTGGTGCAATTGAATTTAATAAAGATTTAAATTTAACAACATATAAAGATCAATTTGCATTAGAAAATACTAACCGTACTAATGCATACAATCGTTTAAAAGGATTAGTAGATACTGGTCAACAAGCTGCTGGTGCTACTGGTTCTGCTGGTCAATCTGCTGCTACTGGTGCCGCGAATGCTATTATAGGTGGTGGTAACGCTGCTGCTGCTGGTTATAATGCAATGGCTGGTGCTGTTGCTGATACTGCTAATAGTATTGGTGGCTATGCAGCTTATAAGGGTATGTATGGTGATGATACTGTTTTGGATATGCAACCTAGAGAAATTTTAAGAAGAACATTAAGTGGTGATTGGAGAAATTCAGTTGATTTAATGCCACGAAATATTTGAAAGATTAAATCATGGCTGAAGTTAATACTAGCTCTTATCCAAAACCAAGACCTTCTAAATCTCTGTTGGATCAAGTTCAACAGTATCAAACGCTTGAAAGCAATGCTATTGCCATTGAAAAATCTAAACTTGATTTAGTTAATCAAAACTATGGAAATTTAATTCAAACTTTAAATGCTTTACCACCTGAAGCTACTTTAGATGATATGAAGAAATGGGGACAGGAACAGGTAAGATTAAAACGAGTTAACCCAAAATTATTTGCTGAATTTGTTACTAATATGCCTCCATCTACAGGTGATCCTGTTAAGGATGCTGCTGCTGCACGTCAATATAGAGATATGATTGCAGCACGAATGATGACAAATCAGGAAGCAATTAATTTTCAGTATGGTCAACAAGGTATAATGCAAGGTGGTCAAACTGATACACCTATTGCTACTTCCCCTCGTTTTGGTATGCGTCCAACTGGTGATCCAATTCAAAGACAACCTGAAATTGGAACAGAATATACTGATCCTAAAACTAATCAGGTTAGGCGTGTTGGTCCTATTATTCCTGTCATACCTGAAGGTGCAGAACAAGTGCCGGGTGGTGTTCCCGGTCAATATAGACCTACAAATAAATTAAATAATGTTGTAGATACTCCATTACCAAAACCACGTCCTGAAATTCAATCTACCAATAAAATTGTGGGTGATAGAGAAGGTGTTGAAAAAGGTATATATCCTCCATCTTCATTTAATGATCGTTTTGGTTTAATAAAACGTGCACCGGGTGAAGTTGAAGCTGAAGTTGCTACTGGTCAACAATCTGGACAAGCATTAGCGGCGGCACGTCAACGCGCATCTACTTTTGCACAAGATATGTTTCCGGTAACTGAAGCTTTATCTGCTGCTAAAAATTTAGGTACTAAGGGTTCTGGTCCCGGTAGTGAGACTGTAAATTATTTAAAATCATTTATTCTTACAAATTTACCGGGTGTTCAAGAAAATGATCCTGAATTTAAAAACATTAATGATTTTGACAAACTTCAAAAATATTTAGTTCAAATTGCTAAAACAACAGGAAACACATCTACAAACGATCAATTAGCAGCATCTTTTGCAGGCAATCCTAATGTCAAAATGTCTAATGCTGCTACACAAGATGTTTTAGCTTCCATTTATGCTCTGCGTTCTCTCGATTTAGCAAAAACTAAAATGTGGGAAAAACAAAATCTTCCTGATAGTCAGTATGCTAAATGGGCGGCAAAATGGGATAATGACATTGATCTTAGAGTATTTGGATTACAATTTATGCGTCCTGATGCTATTATTAAATTAGATAAAAGTTTAAAAGGTAAAGCTAGAGAAAAATTTAATAATTCTGTAGATATAGCTCGTGATGCTGGATTAATGTAATGTCTGATTTTTTAGCTGAATTAGCTAAAGAAGCTTCTAAAAATAATAATGTCGTTAGTTCACCAGAACAAACGAATAATAAACCTATTTCTAATAATGATTTTCTTTCTCAATTAGCGACACAAGCACAAGAGGAAGTAAAAAATAAACCTGATACAAATGTAACACCTAAACTCGGTAAAGGTTTAGTTCGTGGTGTTATGGACGTTATAGATACAGGTGCTAGTGGTATTGGATTTTTAGATAAAAAAATTGATGAATTTTTAAATGGTAGTACTGGTGGTTCTCAACGTGAACAAAAATTTAAAGAAAGAATAAGTAAAGAACAAAAAGAATATGATGAAAAATATGGAGAAGATTTAGCAGCTAATATAGGTCGTGTTGGTGGTCAAGTATTGGCTACAGCACCTTTAATGCCAGCTAGAGTTATTCAAGGTATAAATATTGCTGCAAAAGCTACTCCTACTATTTTAGCTACAGGTGAAAAAGTAGCAGCACCTTTAATTAATCGTCTTAGTGCTGCTGTTGGTACTGGTGGTGTAGGTGGTGCTGTTTACGGTACTGCTACTTCAGGTTCTAATGAAAAATCATTAGGAGAAAATATTAAAGAAGGTGTTATTACTGGTGCTATAGGTGGTCCTTTAGTTACTGCTGCTGGTGCTGGTGCTACTAAACTTGGTCAAAAATTAGTTGGTGGTGTTTCAGAACGTGTTGCTGATTTAGCAAAACGTGCTGAAGCATTAGGTATTGATTTAAAACCTTCACAAATTTCTGGTAGTAAGTTTTTTAAAAAATTAGATCAAGTTACAGGTTGGCTTCCATTTTCCGGTCAACAAAAATTAGATGAAAAACAATTATCCCAAGTTGCTAGAGCTATTTCTAGAACATTCGGAAAAGATACTGATGAATTATCCCCACAATTATTAAGACAAAGTAAAACAGATTTAGGTGTTGATTATGATACTGTAGCTGCAAATACAAATGTGCGAGCAGATACAGGATTATTAAATGACATAAGAA